AACAACTGCTCTTGATAATGTATATGAAGTTGCGCACTACACTGGAATAACTACTGTTGGATTTGGTTCAACAGTTCCTGGACCATTGTTAAGGGTAACCACAAGAGTTCATGGATGGAATGGATTAGATGTTGTTGTAGGATGTTCTTCTATGGGTCAGGGTATTAGTAGTTCCTTTATAGGCGAATATAGTTGGGGTAAACTCCAATTTAAGGGTAGAATGAGATCAATAGCATACCCAGTTTCTTTGGTTGATGGTATTACAGGAATCCAAACAGGACCTCAAATTAAGAGGAAGATTGCACTGAAAGCAACGAATTACGTTGATACAGTATTAGATTCTTGATTTCTTTAATAATTGTTGTCTAAATAGATAAAATTAGTATTACTAAACGTAGGTTCAATGTCTGCTATTATAACTGATCAAATTCGAATATTGAATGCGAAGAATTTTGTTGCTGGTGTTTCCACCAATATTAATTCTTACTATGCCTTTGTTGGTTTACCTAATCCAACAAGTCTTCAGTCAGATTGGGATTCTGCACCGCCAGCTCCAGTGGATTCTTTTACATCGTATAATGATTATTATGATACGATGATTGCGGTTAAGAAGATAACTCCTGACGACATTAAGCAGGTTGTTCAGAAGAATCAGTGGAGTTCTGGTACAACTTATGATCTATATCGACAGGATTATAGCATTACTAATGCTCCTAAGAACTCTGGTGGAACTACGTTATATACAGCGAATTATTTTATTGTTAATAGTGACTATAGAGTCTATATTTGTTTGCAGAATGGAACAACACCAGAAACACCTGATGGAAAACCTTCTCTTGACGAACCAACCTTTACGGACTTAGAACCAAGAATTGCTGGTACTTCTGGTGACGGTTATATTTGGAAGTATCTTTATAGTATCAAACCAGCAGACCTTATTAAATTTGATTCTACTGACTTTATGCCAGTTCCTGCGAATTGGGAATCTAATGTAGAAGATAGTGCTATTAGACTTAACGCTGTTGATGGTGGTATTAAAATTGTTGTTATTAAAAATAGAGGAACTGGTATTGGTACTGCTAACCAGACTTATACAAGAGTTCCAATTAAAGGTGATGGATTTGATGCAGAGTGTACTGTTGTTGTTAATAATGACCAGCAAATTGAAAGTGTAACGGTTTCAAACGAAGGATATGGATATACTTATGGTAGTGTTGACTTAGCTGCAGGTTCAGTTCCAACACCAACCACTTCACCGACTCTTGATGTGATTGTACCTCCTCCTGGAGGGCACGGTAAAGACATTTATCGTGAATTGGGTGCTACTATGGCACTAATGTATGCACGAATTGAGAATGATGCAGAAAACCCAGACTTTATAACAGGAAACCAAATCGCTCGAATTGGTATTATTGAAAATCCATATGCATGGGGTTCAACTCAGTTGCTTACTCTTGATAAAGCGGCTGCTACTTATGCTATGAGATTGACTGGTACTGGATACAGTTCCACGACATTTACTGGGGACAGTATAGTTACACAGACAACTGGAACTGGTGTTACTGCTATTGGTAAAGTTATTAGTTACGATCAAATTACTGGGGTTCTAAAGTATTGGCAAGACCGTACTATGGCGGGATTTAGTACCGTTGGTGTTGCATTAACAAATCCAATTTATGGATACGACACGACAAGATTTACTGCAGACCCAGCTGCAGGTGGAGATAGGATCATCGTTGGAGGTAGTGCTAACCTATCAATTAGCACAGCATTTGCAGGTCTCTCTACTTCAATAAATAATAGAACATATTACCTTGGACAATCATTTACTAAAGGATTGGCAAATCCAGAGATTGACAAATATTCTGGAAATATGATTTACATTGATCAAAGACCATCTATTACTAGATCTTCTAATCAAAAGGAAGACATCAAAATTATATTGCAGTTCTAATTAACTATGGCTCAACAAACCAATTTAAACGTTTCACCATATTTTGATGATTTTGATCCAAAATCTGGATATCATAAGGTGCTTTTCAAACCTGGATATCCTGTTCAGGCTAGAGAATTAAGTGGATTGCAGTCTATTCTGCAGAATCAACTTGAGAAGTTTGGTCAACACTTCTTTAAAGAAGGTGCAAAGGTAATTCCTGGAAATACTGCATATTCTCCAGAATATTTTGCTGTAGAACTGAATAACACTCATCTAGGAGTGCCTGTCGATTATTATATTGAACAATTAGTTGGTAGAAAAATAATTGGATTAACCACAGGTGTAACTGCAATTATTAATAAGGTCTTAGAGGCAGAGATGTCTGAAAGGGGTAATTTGACCATTTATGTTTCATATATTTCAGCTGGTGTTGAAGATAGTTCTATAAAAGTGTTTAATGATGGGGAACTTTTAACTGCAGATAGTGACATAACCTCTGGTCCAGAGAATAATGCTTATATACCTTCAGGGGAATCATTTGCATCATGTATACCGAATGATGCAACTTCTACTGCAGCATCCTTTTCAATATCAAATGGTGTTTACTTTATAAGAGGAAATTTTGTAAATGTAGAAGATGAAACTATTATTTTAAGTCAATATGATAATTCTCCTAATGGTAGAATTGGTTTAAGAATTGAAGAAGATATTATTAACGCTGATGAGGATGAAACCCTATCAGACAACTCTAAAGGATTTAATAACTATGCTGCACCTGGTGCAGACCGTTTAAAGATTACATGTAGTTTATATTCAAAACCGTTAGATGATTTTAATGACTCCAATTTTATTGAATTAGCAGTTATTGAAGATGGGACTCTGCAGAGTCAAACCACTAACACCAAATATAATTATATCGCAGATGAACTTGCACGTAGAACACATGCAGAGTCTGGTGATTATACTGTAACTCCTTTTGATGTTATTGTAAAAAATTCTTTAAATGATCATCTTGGAAATAATGGTGTTTATGATGCTGGTCAATTTACTTCCGGTGGAGAATTAGCCAGTGACGATCTTGCAATATATCAGTTTGGTCCAGGTAAGGCATTTGTAAAGGGATATGAGATAGAAACAATTAGTTCTACTTATATGGATGTTCCAAAACCAAGAACAACTAAGAGATTAGAAGGTCAACAAGTTCAATATAAAACAGGAAGTACCTTATCAGTTAATAATGTTAAGGGATTGCCTACGATTGGAATTGGTAATACTTATATTGTCAGTTTAAGGAGTGAAAGAATAGGAATTGGTCAATCTCTAAGTACAGCATCAGGTCAAGAAATTGGTGTTGCTAGGGTTTATGATTGTGCGTTAGAATCTGGTTCATATTCAACCTCAAATAATAATCAGAATATTTGGGATATTTCCCTTTATGATGTTCAATTATCTTCTCGTATAACATTAAATGAAATAGTTTCCCTTAGTATTCCAACTTATGTAAAAGGAAAGTATAGTGGTGCTACTGGATTCTTGAAGGATGCAGTTACTAATAGTACTTCTTTAGATATTTATGAAAAGTCTGGAGAATTTTTAGCTAATGAACCATTTGAATTTAATGGTACACCAAACAATCGGGTTGCTATTGCAGTAACTTCCTATGGAATGGGTGATGTTAAATCAATTTATGGTGGACCAGATTTAGGTAATGTTGGTTCTGCAAGTACATTTAATTCAGACACACTACAAAAACCTCATTTTACAATTGGTGGTGCTAGTATTACCGCTAGAGCACAAGCAACTGGAAAATCTGTAGTTACTAGTGAGAATCCATTATTCCCAGGAGATCTAAAAGTAAATAATATTCTTCAATTTGGTGGATTTGGAAACAATGAATCTTCATATGCAAGAATTACTGATGTAACAACTACTAGTGTTAGTATAACTGGAGTTACAACTGTTACCGGAGTTGTAGAAGGAGAAATACCTCAGGTTGGTGCTACTACTTTGTATGTTCCAAATATGCAAGTTATAAGTACTCCAATTTCAGAGTCAACAGAGACTAGTTTATATACATTAATGCCCAAACCCTTTATTTCTGATGTTGATTTAGAAGATGCAGTATTGACTATTAGAAAAGCGTATACTGTTGATGTAGATGGTACAAATGGTCAACTTACAACATTATTGGTTACAGACACAAATGAATCATTTACTCCTTATGATGAAGAGAGATATGCATTTACTAGATCAGATGGTACAACGGTAGCACTTACTGACGATATGTTCTTGTTTACTGCAGGGGCTACTCAGTTGCAACTTAAGAATTTAGGATCTTCAGATATTGGGGCTACATTAATAGCAACATTAAAGAAATCTAAACCAACTGCAAAGATTAAGAGAAAGAATAGAGTAAATTCTATTATTGTTAATGCTTCAAAACTTACACAGTCTGGTATTGGTGCAACAACTAAGAATGATGGTTTGGTTCCTGGTAATTTCCCAATAGGAACTAGAGTTCAAGATGAAAAAATTGTATTAAATTATGGAGATATTGTTGATATTCTTGGTATTTTTGAATCTAATGATGTTGGTAATGCAACTGCACCAAAGATGATTCTATCTTCATTAACCGGTTCTTCTGGAAAAACTGAAGATTTGGTTGTGGGTGAGAAAATAATTGGAGAAAATAGTGGTGCTATAGCATATTATGCAGAAAAGATAACTGATGCACAAATCACATATCTTACTCAGAATGAAACTGGATTTGAAGAAGGTGAAGCAGTTACTTTTGAAGAATCAAAAGTTAAAGGTATTGTAACGACATTAGATGCACCTAGTCGGAATATAAGTGCAAACTATAGTTTTGATAGTGGTCAAAAAAGTACGTTCTATGATTATGGATTTATTCAAAGACGAACTAATGCTAAAGCACCAACAAAGAGTTTAAAAATTTATTTCACCAATGGTTATTATGAGGATAACGATGAAGGTGATATTACAACAAAGAATTCTTATGATACTTGGGATTATTCTGCTGATATTCAGACTATTAATGGTGAAAGAAATACTGATTCAATTGATATAAGACCGAAAGTTGGTACATATACTGTAGTTGAGGGTGCAAGATCACCATTAGAATTCTATGGTAGATCCTTCACTGCATCGGGAAATTCAGCTGCTAATATTTTGGCATCTGATGAATCTATTATTACAAATTTCTCATTCTATCTTGGTAGAACTGATAGAGTTTTCTTATCAAAAACTGGAAATTTCCAAATTCAATATGGTGATCCAGCAGAAAAACCAGTACAACCTGTAGGGATTGATGACGCATTAGAAATTGCAACAATATCGTTACCTCCTTATCTTTTCATTATGGAGGATTCTACAGTTGACTTCTTATCTCATAAGAGATATAGAATGAGGGATATTAGAGATCTTGAGAACAGAATCAAGAATCTTGAATATTATACTTCTTTGTCCATGCTTGAATCAGAAACAGCAAATTTATTTGTTCCTGATGCTGATGGTTTAAATAAATTTAAATCAGGATTCTTTGTTGATAATTTTACATCTATTAGAGCACAAGAAGATGATGTTAAATTAAGGAATAGTATAGATCCTCAAGAACAAGAAATGAGGCCACAACACTATACAAGTTCTATTGATTTGATGGTTGGACCCGTTGAAGGTATTGATGCTAGTACAGATACTGAATTTTTAGTACCAGAAGGTACAAATATAAGGAAAGGTGCAGGTGTTGTTACACTTGATTATACTGAAAAGGAATGGTTGAGTCAGCAATTTGCAACTAGAACAGAAAGTGTTACTCCATTCTTGGTAAGTTTCTGGCAATTATCTGTAAAATTAACACCATCGTCCGATACTTGGACAGATACTGCAAGAATTAAAGCAAAAATCACTAAAACTGAAGGTAATTTTGCTGGAATTATGGCCCAGGCTCAAAATCAGTGGGGAGTTGATCCACAAACTGGTCTTAGTCCAATTTTATGGAATGCTTGGGAGACTAATTGGACAGGACAAAGGCATAATGATCGTCATGAGCAAAGGGACGTAAGAGGGAAAACTAAGAAAAAACGGGTTATTATTAAAAGAGGATGGATTAATGGTGGTAGCGGAAGATCAAGAATACGAGATGATAAAATTACTAAAATTAAAACCTTACAAACTACAACTAGGGATACTTATGATACCGGAGTTTCTACTAGAGATGGTATCAAAAAGATAGTTACTGAACAATGGGATAATGAATCTTTAGGAGATAAGGTTGTTAGTAGAGACATTGTTACGATAATGCGCTCTAGGAATGTTGAGTTTAGATGTACTAAGACTAAACCATTAACACAACTTTATGCATTCTTTGATAATCAAGCTGTAACAAAATATTGTACTCCAAAACTACTGGAGATCACTATGAATAGTGGTAAATTCCGTGTAGGTGAAACTGTTATTGGAACAATGCCTGGATCTGGTGTACAACCAGAAGGTACTGATAAAGCTTTCATAAAGTTTAGAGTTGCACAGGCAAACCATAGGACTGGACCATATAATGCACCAAAAGAGGTTTATAAGAAAAATCCTTATCAATCTCAAGTTGGAGCAACTGGACTTGAAACATTCTTAGGAACACCTGGAACTGTTCAACTTAAGAGTTCTGGTAGTGCAGATATGCCTTCTACATATTCAGCAACTTCTACAATATTGAATATTGATACATTCTCACTATCTGACCAACCACAAGGTGGTTACTTTGGATATGCTAGTACGGGGATGGAGTTAAGAGGAAATTCGAGTGGAGCTCAAGCAAAAGTTAGCAACTTGAGATTGGTATCTGATCTTAGTGCTAATCTAGTTGGAACTTACTATATTCCAAATCCAAATACGGGCAATCATCCTAAATTTGAAACTGGAGTGAGGACATTTACTTTAATTGATAATCAGAATAACGATCAAAATGATACTGATACGTTTGGTTCAGATAATTACACTGCTAGTGGAACTTTAGAAACAGTTCAAGAAACAATTATTTCTACTAGAAATGCTGTAGTTACTCAGAAAAATCACAGTGCAACAAAATCAGCTGAGAGATTTAGTGGTTCTAAAGTTATTGCGAAAGATGTTGTTATTAGTACTAGAGATAGTGTAAAGGAAGGAAAACCACGTTGGTATGACCCTCTAGCACAATCCTTCCAGGTTACAGAAGATAAAGGGATCTTTGTTACTAGTTGCGATATTTACTTCAAGACTAAGGATGACATGGATATTCCCATGACTTTCCAACTTAGAACAATGAAGGATGGTACTCCAACACAAAAGGTTATACCATTCTCCGAAATTGTTAAGAGTCCCGATCAGATTAATCTTTCATCAACAGGAACTGTTGCAACTACGTTTGAATTTGAAGCACCGGTGTATCTTGCGGGAGCAAATACAGAATATGCAATTTGTCTCGCATCGTGGTCAACGAAATATCAAGTGTTTATTTCTAGAATTGGAGAGTCTGATTTATTAACTGATGAATTTATTTCTCAGCAGCCTTATTTGGGATCACTCTTTAAATCGCAGAATGCTTCAACTTGGGATGCTTCTCAGTGGGAAGACCTTAAGTTTAAGATGCGAAGAGCAATATTTAAGACAAATGGAACTATGGAGGTTTATAATCCAGTTCTATCTGAAGGTAATGCACAAATTCCGGTATTGCAACCAAATTCTATTAACGTACAATCAAGAATGATTAGAATTGGTATAGGATCAACTCTTCAAGATACTGATCTTACTATTGGTAATACTATTAACCAAACTGGATCCAATGCAACTGGAGATTATGTTGGAAATGCTGGTATTGGAACTAGTGCGATGGGAGTTATTAATGCTGGTTTGGGATATACTCCAAGTGCAGGTGAGTATGGATTTATCGGTGTTGGACTTACTAATGTAACATCTAGTGGCGATTATATGTATGCTGATGTATTTATTGCTGATGGTGTAGCAGTTGCTGCAACAATAACTTCCTCTAGTAGCGGATTCTCTGCAGGAGATGTTCTTGGTATTGCAACAATTGGAAATTCTAATGTTGGTAGAAATGCTAGACTTTCAGTTGTTTCCATTGGTCAGACAAATGAACTACTTCTTGATAATGTCCAAGGAAACTTTGTGGCTGGAGTTGGTAAAACAATGTCGTTTGTTCATCCTATAACTGGTATTACGACACAGTTAAACTCAATGACTGGTGGAATGGTTGATCCTGAGAAGATTACTGTGGTTCAGGATGGACTACATTTTACGGTTGATCACAAGAATCATGGTATGCATCATGAACTTAATAGAGTAACTCTAGAAGAGATTGGATCGGATGTTCCTGCAACAAA